CCATAGACAGCGCCTTGTGGGATGGCTTGGATACTACCTACCTAGAGAGGGAACTGGCTGGTCTACGGCTGGCTCTGAGCCTCGGACAACAATACCAAACGGAGTGGTAAGGATGACAAAGGGAATTGTGATTAGCCTGTATGACTACACAGGGGAAGCTTTGCGGCCATGGGCTGAGGCGGGTTATACATGCTATGCCTACGACATTCAGCATGACAACAGCACACGCTGGGACTTCAAAGGGGGTGGATCTGTAGAGTTTGTGTATGCTGACCTGCATAATTACGATACACTCTACAATCTGTATCACGAGATGAACGGGCAGGGGGTGGTGTTTGCCATGGGCTTTCCTGTCTGCACAGATCTAGCAGTATCTGGTGCCCGTCATTTCAAGACAAAGGCGGAACGTGACCCTGAATTCCAGTGGAAGGCGGCAAGCTATGCGATGTGGTGTGGTGAGTTGTTTGACCTGTTAGATGTGCCATACTTCATAGAGAACCCAGTTTCTGTGCTGGCAAGCATATGGCGTAAGCCTGACCATTCATTCCACCCTTGGTATTACGGTGGCTACATCCCAGAGGAACAGGCAGAACATCCGAAGTGGCCAGAGTATATTGCACCTCGTGATGCATACCCAAAGAAGACATGCCTCTGGACTGGTGGTGGGTTTGTCATGCCAAAGGCATTGCCTGTAGCAGTAGACGCAGGCTATAGTCAGCAATACAAAAAGCTCGGTGGCAAGAGCATGAAGACAAAGAACATTCGTAGTGCTACGCCTCGTGGCTTTGCACGGGCAGTGTTCGAAGCAAACCAAAAGGAGCTAGTGGTATGATACGTGTTCTAATCTATGACAAAGACGATAAGCTTTTGTGTTGGTATTCAACACCAAACAGGAAAGAGGCAGAGGATTTTTGTGCTGGTCTGTCTGACAGATTAACTTGGAGTATGGAATATGTCGTACAAGAATAAGCCTCTGCACTCTTACCATTACAAGATCATTCATGATGTTGATGATGCTGACTGGATGCTTGACGATGAACTAGAAGAGCAGCTAGAAGAGGACAAAGAGTTGGTGTTGGATATGCTAAAGCTGCCTGCTGGTAGCGTAAAGCCTAAAGGGGAATACTAATATCACCCTTGCCAAGGGCAAGCCCTAGGATACACTGATTCGCAGATCTGTCAAGCAGTATTTTGCTGCGTAAGAGGAAAAAATGATGACGGAATACATGACAGAAATCACCAAGGATAACCGCCTTGTCACTGTGTATGGTGAGCTGTGGGATGACGGGGTTGGCTATTGGGATTCGTGGGGTGATACAGGTCAGACCTTTGAGGTCCAACATGAGCCTGAGTTTTCTATCACTGAGGCTTACGATGCGGAGACTGGTGTCAGCATACCACTAACAGAGTTGACACCTTCCGAGGTATACTGCATCATAGAAATCTTCACATCTGACTATTGGGATCATATCTTTCATGTCTAATTGGAAAAGCCACATCGCCTGCCCGTATGAAGACTGCGGATCGTCTGATGCTTTCAGCTACAATACCGAGAGCATGGCTGGTCGTTGTCATAGTTGCGAACGCATTTACCCTCGGGATCGTGCACGTAAATTCGATTGGGCAGAGACTGAATACCCCACCCAACAGAGGGACGATTGGGAAATGACAAACAACACAACACCACAGCTAAGGGCTGTCCAGCAAGAGAAACTAGATGGTGTCTTCATGACCTATCGGGATATCTCTGAGGCAACCATGCGGTTCTTTAACTGCAAGACATACCTTGATGCCTCGGGTATCCCTGTCAAGCAGGACTACGTGTATCCTTCGGGTGGCATCAAGACCAGGTTCTTCCCCAAGCAATTCCGTGCGATGAACCTGCAGTCAGATGAGCTGTTCGGTATGAACCTGTGGAATGCAGGCTCAGGTAAGATCGTCACTATCACAGAGGGTGAGCTTGACGCCATGTCTGCTTACCAGATGTGCAACAGCCAGAAGTTTCCCTCTGCTTTTGTCAGCCTGCCCTCAGCCACCCCATCGAAGCGCCTCTGGACTAACGTCACAGAATGGCTTCGGTCTTTTGAAAAGATCATTCTGTCAATCGAACACGATGATCAGGGTAATGCTGTTGCCCAAAGGATTGCCAACTTGTTTCCGAACAAGGTCTACCGTGTGCAGCATGACAAATACAAAGACGCCAATGAATTCCTGACCGAGGGTGCTAAGTCCGAGTATTACAATGCTTGGATGAATGCCCGTAAGTATACACCAGACAACATCATCAACACATCTGACCAATTCATGAAGCTGTATGATCGTTCAGAGAACCACGTCTACGTAGAGACAGGCATCTCTGACTTCGATGACATGTGCCTCGGCCTGATGCAGGGTCACTTCACTCTGTTCAAGGCACAGACAGGTATCGGCAAGACAGAATTCATGCGTTACCTAGAGTATCGTATCTTGAAGAACTATCCTGATATCAAGATCGCAACGTGGCACATGGAAGAGACAAAGCTTCGGTCACTCTTGGGTCTGGTGTCATATGAGATAGGTGATAATGTAACACGTAAGGACTTGATCGAACAGAAACAGCTAGACGAAAAGGTCAAGGATGGTATCCGTGAGCTGACCAAGGATGAACGCCTGTTCCAATTCTTTTTGAATGATGAGGATGATCCTCTTGATCTGCTGACACACATCCGGTATTTGTCACAGGCTTGCGATGTGAACTACGTGTTCTTCGAACCTATCCAAGACATTGCAGCCAACATGGGTGCAGAAGAAAGCAAAGAACAATTCCTTGCTGACCTTGCTGTTCGCCTGTCTAAGCTGGCTGCTGAACTTGGTGTTGGTATTATAACGATTGGCCATACGAATGACGATGGTCAGGTAAAGTATTGCCGCATGATTGAGCAACGGGCATCCGTTGTGGTAGATCTGCAGCGTAACAAGATGGCAGAAGATGCAGATGAAAGGAACACAACCAAGCTTCTTGTCACAAAGAACCGTCCGGTTGGTCCTACAGGGTATGCTGGTCAACTAAAATTCAATACAGAAACTTTTACCTTGGAGGAAAAGTATGCTTTCATTTGATTGGATGGCCTTCACTGCAGCCACCATTTACTTCTTGGGTATCTACCTGCACTACATCCACATCCTTACGATCTTCCACCTTCTGGATCGCCACGAGGAACTGAGCTTTAAGAGAACAATACTACACAGCCTTGTCTGGCCTTGGACTGTTCTTATGTTCCTATGGGCTGGGCTGTTTGGGGATGATGAGGAAGACGAATGACAACTGTCGCAATGGATATCGAAACGGATGACCTGAATGCCACCCGCATATGGGTCATCTGCACCGAGGATGTAGACACTGGTAACAAACAAGAGTTTATCAATGTTGACTCGGACCAACAACAGAAGGAACGGTTCATTGAGTATGTCAAAGGCATTGACAATTTTGTTTTTCATAACGGTCTTGGGTTCGATGTTGCGGTTATCAACCGTCTTGTCCAGCCCGACCTGATCAACCCTCAGTCTGTCATAGATACCTTGGTTGTGTCACGCCTCGTAGACTACACATTGGATGGCAAAGGGCACAGCCTTGATGCTTGGGGACGTAGGCTTGGTGACCACAAGATTGGGTTCAAGGACTTCTCTGCACTCACCCAAGAGATGATTGTCTACTGTCATCAGGACGTTACGGTTACCGTTAAGCTTTACCGTAGGTTGAAAGCAGTAATCACTGATCCTGAGTGGCAAGATGCACTACGGTGTGAGCATGACATTCAGATCCTGTGTGAAGATATGACAGCAAATGGTTTCTACTTTGACCACCAGAAAGCAGCAGAACTTCTGACAGAGATCAAGGATCGCATGGCACAGCTAGAGGCTGGCTTCCAAGAGGACTTCCCACCCAAGCTGGAAGAGGTTCATCGTGTTATCTACCGTAAGAAAAAGGATGGTGGTGATTTCTCTACGGTGACAAAGGCAAGAGACAAATACTACCAGACAAAAGTAGACTGGTCTGTTCAACCACCTGAGCTAGTGTGTTATGACTGGGTAGAATTCAACCCTGGCTCACCCAAGCAGCGTATCGAACGCATGTGGGAAGCAGGCTGGGAGCCATACGAAAAGACGAAAGGACATATCGAGTATGAAAGAGAATCTTCAAGAGGATCGTGGCGTTAAGTTTGCCAAATACGGCTGGACCATGAGTGAGGCTAACCTTAACACCCTTCCAGATACCGCACCTTCTGGTA